ATTGCAATAGCTGCTTTACTAGGATTGGTTTTAGCAGGATGTACAGCAACTAATAAAGAATTTGGAAAACCGGTCTCAGAGCCAGCAGAAAAAATGCTTCCAGTTGCTACTAAAAAAAGATATAATGAATTAATCTATTTAAAAGAACCAGCAGGACCTCCTGTTCCTATAGCTGTATATAAATTTTCCGATCTTACAGGTCAGAGAAAATCAGCAGAATATGCTAGTTTAAGTACAGCGGTTACTCAAGGATCAGAAGTATTTTTAATTAAAGCTTTACAAGATGCTGGTGGTGGCAAATGGTTTAAAGTAGTTGAAAGAGTTGGTATCGATAACTTAGTTAAAGAGAGACAACTAATAAGAAGCCAGCGTGAGACTTACGAAGGAGAAGATGCGCAAAAGCTTCCTCCTTTAGTAGTAGCTGGTGTAATGATTGAGGGCGGTATAGTCGGTTATGATAGTAATATCACAACTGGAGGTATAGGTGCTAGAGTTTTAGGTATTGGCGCCGACAAGATGTATAGAAGAGATGAGGTCACAGTTATATTAAGACTGATTTCTATTAGTACAGGCGAAGTATTACTTTCATCAGGTGTAACTAAATCAGTAGTTAGTACATCCGCAGATGGAAACATGTTAAAGTTTGTTGATCAAGGCACTGTTTCAGTAGAATTTGAAGCGGGTTATAGCATCAATGAACCTACTACATATGCAGTTCGTATTGCAATTGAACAAGCAGTTGCAGAGATGGTTAAAGATGGTGTAAAGAGAGATCTATGGCAGTATAAAGAAAAATCAACTGTGAGCCCCTCAGCTCTTCCTAATGTAAAAAAGGTAAATTAACGAGGGAAAAATGAAACTCCTAGCAAGACTGGCAACCTTTTTGTCATTCTTGATTATGGTAAACGTTGCTAATGCAGCAGGAAATAGTATCTATATAGACCAAATTGGCGACACTTCAACTATTTCTATTACTCAGACAGGTAACAGCAACGAAATTGGAAGTGCAAATAGTAGAGCCATCATAGATGGTAATAGTAATTTAATAACAATTGAACAAATTGGTAACTCAAATATTCTTGATATGAATATTGAAGGTGATGGTAATGAAGTAACTCAAACAATTACTGGAAACAGTAACGATTTGAGCTTACTCTGCGCTACTTGTTCTATGGTAGTCATAACTGACTCCATTACAGGAAGCGGTAACGTGTTAACAAGAATAATTGACTCTGCTAGTGGAACATCAACTGTTGATATCCAGTCAGATAACAATACTGTAAGTATTAACAATGATTCTTCAGCTATTTCTGGAGCATCAAGTGACATTTCTATTTCCGGTGGTAATGGAAATAACATTACGTTAAATCAAACTGGAGCAGCAGGACCTAATGGTCACAATGTTATTCTTAATGTGGTAGGTGCTACAAATACTGCTGTTATTGAACAGGGGGGAAATGTAGACAGCTATGTTAATGCGACTATTACTGGTTCTGATAACAATATTAATATCAACAGTAACTACTAACGCTTCCTCTGTAGGAATAATAACAGAGCAATCTGGTCCTACAGAGATTAAAAGAAATAAAGAAGTAGTTCCTTCAGCCATTAATTCAGCAGTAGAGATGGATGACACCATCACTACTGCTAATGCTGTTGCTGGAATTACATTTGAAGATCAAACACAAGTGCATATAACTGAGCAATCTAAATTAGTTATTGATACGTTTGTTTATGATCCTAATAAAAGTACTGGTAAATTAGCTATTAAGATTGCTTTAGGTACTGTAAAGTATACTTCTGGACAGATAGCTAAACATAACCCACAACAAGTAGCAGTTGAAACTCCTACAGCTACTATTGGTGTTAGAGGAACTGATTTTTCTTCTACAGTTGACGAGTTAGGAAGATCAACAATTGTTCTTCTTCCTTCTTGTCCTGCAGGTTGGAAAAATTTAGACAAAGATTGTACTGTAGGAAGCATTGTAGTATCTACTGATGCTGGAGAAATTTGGCTTACTAAACCATTTGAGTCCACTTCGGTAGAATCGAGAGAAGCTAATCCTAGCAAATCTGCAATTCTTGATTTGAGTTTAAATCAAATTAACAATATGTTAATTGTATCACCCCCTAAAGGTTTAAAAAAAGTAGAGGTTACTAAGGAAGATTCAAAGACTGCTTTAGATACAGATCTTCTATCAATAGATTTTTTAGAGTATAAAGAATTAGAAACTGACTATTTAGTAACCGATAGATTAAGTATTAATTTTCTTGACGTTAATGTATTTGAAGATGCATTATCTATTCAAACTAGTCAATTTCTTCAAAGTGAATTAGTAGAATATAATTCTCTTTTACCTAAATATGATAAGAATACAGGTCTAAATTATATTGTTGAAAATGATAGCGTAATGTTGTACAGACAAAATGTAAATCATTATGCAGAAATAAATGTTTCTACTACTTCAAGTTTAACATATGAATTGACTCAAGATAATATTAATATAAAACAAATAATAAACAGCCCTGGTACGACTACAATATACATTAACCAATCTTTATAAGGTCTAAAATGTTTAAGTATATTATAGCATTATTGCTTTTATCAACGCCTTGCTATGCTGGAAGTGCAATTTTAGATGTATCTGGATATAATAATGTTATGTCTTTTACGCAGTTAGGAAACAGTAACTTAAATTTTACTGCTAACAATTCTACTAATAACAATAATACATATACAGTAGTACAATCCGGAGGCAATCACTATCTAGATTTTGATTTAAACGGTGAATTTAAAGACTATGAAATTTCTATATTTCAAGTAAGTCCTCTTGATCAATCTTTATCTGTATCACAAACCTGCACCCTTTCATCTTGCTCTCCTGAGCCTTTCTCGGTTTATCAGTATTAATCATGAAAAATTTTATAATAGCAGTCACACTTTTATTATCTCTAATAACTGTTAAAGTTTGGAATCCATACCCTCTACAAGTATTAGAGCTAAAATTTATAGATTTTATTTTAAACTCAAAAGAAAAACAAGAAGTAACTGAAATTGTAGTAGTTGAAATTTCAGATAAAACTTTAGATAAACTAGGTCAATGGCCTCTTCCTAGACAAGAACTAGCTAGATTTGTAGAGCTGTTAAGATACTGGCAAGCAGGTGCTATAGTATTCCCAGTTTTATTTTCTGAACCAGATAGATCAGGAGGCGATAAAGAGTTTGCTGATAAATTAGCTTCAGGGGGCACAGTAATAGCTCAAGTCCCTTCTAATAAAGCAGATAAACCAGACGCAGTTAGAAGGGGGTTCTCAGCTGTAGGTCAAGACCCGCTTCCTTGGGCTTATATGTGGCCTGGTGCTGTTAGCCCACTACCTATATTAGCTAATAAAGCTTCTGGTGTGGGTGTCATAGCTTCTACTCCAGAAGTTGATGGTGTTGTTCGTAGAATGCCTATGGTTGTTAATATAGATGGTAAACTATACCCCTCTTTACCTTTAGAAATCATAAGAGTATTAACTAATGACCCATCGTTCCAAATTAAAACTGGAGAGTCTGGTATTGAGGCTGTACGTATCCCACAGTTTAATACAATTACTACTGATGCTTATGGTCGTGTCTGGATTGACTCTTCTACTGTTTTTAAACATATAGATTTTTTAGATGTTAAACAAGAAGATGTACAAGACAAATTAGTTATAGTAGGTGTATCTGCTTCCGGGGTTGCATCAGTTCTAGCTACTCCTAATGGTGAAAAATTCTCTCATGAGGTTCAAGCACAAACACTTTATACTATATTCTCAGGATCTTCACCTATTCGTTATTCATTTGCTAATATGATAGAAATAGCTTCTCTATTAGTAATTGGTTTGATAATAATTTTAACTGTTCCTAAACTTCCAGTTAGATTAACAGTCCCTGTGTTTGTTGCTTTAATAGGCGGAATAAGTTATGCGCCGTTTTATATTTTTGGTATAAGAAATGAACTATGGGATAGTTCATTTATAGTAATATCATCAACACTTATATATGGACTGATAATATCAAATAGCCTTGTTAGAGAATACCTACAGAAGCTTCAAATAAAGAAGCAATTTGGAACATATCTATCTCCTGACATGGTAGAGAAGCTACAGAAGAACCCTGATTTGCTTAAGCTTGGAGGGGAATCAAGAGAGCTTTCTATTATGTTTACTGACGTTAGAGGGTTTACAGCAATATCAGAACACTACGGTAAAGATGTACAAGGTCTTACTAAGATAATGAATAGATATATGACTGCAATGACTCAATCTATTCTAGAAGAAAAAGGAACGCTGGACAAATATATTGGTGATGCCCAGATGGCTTTTTGGAATGCACCTCTTGATGATCCGGATCATGCTAAACATGCAGTTACCGCTGCAGTTAAAATGCTGGATAAGTTAGATGAATTTAATAAAGAAGTTGCTCAAGAAGGTGTTCCGCCCTTTGGTATGGGTCTCGGAATTAATACAGGAACCGTCGTTGTTGGTAATATGGGTTCTTCTCAGCGTTTTGATTATACATGTTTGGGCGATAGTGTTAACCTCGCATCCAGACTGGAAGGACAATCTAAAAACTATGGTGTACAGATCATACTTGGACCTGATACAGCTGAACAAGTAAGAAAGCATTACAGAGTTATTGAGCTAGATTGTATTGCAGTTAAAGGTAAAAAAGAAGGCGTTAAAATCTTTACCATTATTAACTCAGTTGACTGGGCTAATAGTCACTTAGTAATACATAAAAGATTTTTAGAAAATTATTATAAAGGTAACTGGTCTGCTGCTCGTAAAGATATAGCCGATTTAAAACTTTGTTTTAATAAAAAACTCGAGCACTATTATGAAATGATGCTCGAGCGAATTGAATCTAATCCTCCAAAAGATTTTGATGGAGTTTATAGAGCTACATCAAAGTAATTATTCAGCCTGTTTTATTTTAAGGCCTTTTAATTCTTTTGTATCTATATGAAGAATTCCTTCTGGTTTATCTGAAATAACACCAGTATGTAATTCTGTTGGTGCATTATTTTCTTCTCCTGAATTATTATCAGATGAATCAGCAGGAGTGTCAGAATCAGCAGGATTATCAGCAGGATTATCAGCAGGATTATCTGAGTCTTCAAAAGCAGGAGGCTCTACTAGTTCTTGACATGCGAACGCTAGTGATGGAAACATTAAAGTAATAGCCATTAAAATAATTCTAATCATTTTGTAACCTCATCAAATGTATTTACTCGTTTAACTTCTATTTTTGGTTCTACTTTTTTAATTACAGGATGCTCTGAAATTTCTATATCTTTTATTTCTAAAGCAACATGCAGTTTTTGTTTTAGTCTAATCATATCGTTATCAAGCATTCTAATTCTATCTATTAATGCTATCAACGTTCTATTTGCTTCACTTAAGATAGGGTCAATTTCTTCAGTTGCCCATCTCCAAATAAAGAAAATAAAATACCCCATACCGCTTGCAGCGATAATAGGAAACCCGTACTTATTAATTAGTTCCGCTATGTTGAGTTCTTCCATCGCCTCTTACTTTTCTTAATAAAATTCGTTTATCTCTACCTATTTCTACTACAAATTTATCTCCATCTTTAACTTGAAGAGAAGATGGAGATAGTTCTGGATCTAATAGAATTGATTGATCAGCTGTCAATGAAAACAAATAATCTACGAATAACATTTAGTCTCTCCTTGCATCATTTTTACCATCTGCTCTAGCTATCCTATCTAGATCTGGTCTTAATCCTAGAGCATTAGACATTAAAGTATCAATACGAATAATATCATGGTTCATAGTCTTTACTCTATTATCTAACGCCATGATAATTCCCATTAGACCTTTTACTGACCCTATAACACCATCAAGAATAAATCTCATCATCAAAAATACAAAATAGCCAGCACCTAACGCGCCGGCTATCGGAAACCCAACGTCTGCTACAAGTTGTAGAAAATTCATATTAGCCTCGGTTAAATGCTAAAACTTTTACCGCAGCCGCAAGATGACACTTCGTTTGGATTTTTAATAACTAAAGAGCTGCTGCCTAATTTATGTTCATAATCAAGCACAGTTCCAATAACATACATTAGACTTGTATTATCTAGCACGAATTCGTGCGTTTCATCTAATGGAACTGAAATATCTAGTGGATCTTTTTCTATAGCAAAGCTATAATTATAACTGAAACCTGCACACCCTCCGCCAACTACCTCTAAGCGAATAGCTGATTTATTTTCGGTTTTACAAGCACCCAGTAAATACTGTTTTGCGCTTTCTGTAAGTGTAATTACATCCATATTATATCCTTAGGTTTATATTCTTATTTATATTATCTATAAAGATTAAAAAAATGTCAAGTAAAGCAATAAAAATATATCAAATTTACGAACATACAAATGTTGTAATAAAACCAGGCGTTCGTAACAGAGTTTGGATGGATAATACTAAAGATAATCATGCATATAGGTGTCTACCTCTTACAATAGCTAACCAGCACGGATGGTCTGTACATCTTAAAGATAGAGCATCTTTTATATGGAAGGGAGGCCCCTATATTGAAGATGTTATAGTAAAGAGCTCTAATAATAAAAATTGTGCTTCTGTTTTCGGTCATGGTATTATCACGTTTCATTTAGAGCATCTTATTAAGACTCCTGAGAATTATAATTTATATATTACAGGAGCACCTAATTATCCTAAAGAGGGTATTACACCTTTAACAGGTATATACGAATCCGATTGGGCTCCCTATTCATTTACTATGAACTGGCAAATTACAGAACCTAATAAAGAAATTATATTTGAGCAAGATGAGCCGTTTTGTTTCTTTTTTCCTATCGAAAGAGGAAGTTTAGACACATTTTATATAGAACATGAAATGTTACAATCTAATTTAGAGTATAAAAACTATCACGATTTATTCTCTGCTAGTAGAGCAGAGTTTAATGAAGGAAAACGCAATAAAACTATTGATGGGGGTGTTTGGCAAAAGCATTATTTTCAAGGTAAATATCCAGACGGAGCTAAATGTCCTATTCATAATCACCAAACCAAAATACAAATAGCAGACATTGAGAAATAATATAGGTCCCCCTTGCAATCTTAATGTTTAGCATTATATATAATAATGTCACAGCCATAATGGTGTGATTTATACAAATAACCTTGCTTAATAGGAGGTCACATATGACTATCGATTTTAATAAACTTTTTGATATGCCTGTTGATAAGTTCTTCGTTGGATATGAGCCTATGCTCAAGAAGTTCCAAGAAGCACACGATACACTAGCTAAATCTATTCCTAATTACCCACCCTACAACATTGTAAAAGTAGACGATAACAAGTACGTTATCGAGCTCGCTGTTGCTGGTTTCGGCAAGCATAATCTTGACATTACTACTGCTAACGGCACTCTTACTATTACAGGTAGCACTCAAGTAGGTGATTTAGTAGAAGAAGGTCTAAAGAATACTTACATTTATAAGGGTATTGCAGATCGTGCATTCACTCGTAAGTTTTCAGTAGCTGATACTGTAGAAGTTAAGAACGCAGAGCTTCTTAACGGTATGCTCAAGATCTGGCTTGAAAATATTATTCCTGATTCAAAGAAGCCAAAGAAGGTAGACATTAACGATCCTGCTTCAACAGATAAAGTGACCACAAAGCAACTTTTGACTGAAGATAAGGGAAAGTAAATGTTACATAAAATTAATAAGATAATGGCTAGATGGAACGAGCATCTAGCCAAAAGAAGAACTGTTAGTGATTTACATAAACTATCAGATAGAGAACTATCTGATATTGGTATTCATAGAAGTGATATTCACCGCGCAGTTTACAACGGTCTTGAGAGGGCTGCATAATGGTAGATCCAGATCACTCATACTTTAGAACTAATAGTGATAGTAAAAAGGGTGGTAAGTAATAATGATAGGATTATTTGATTACCCTTTATGGATTCAATATGCTAAAAAAACTTTTACTAACGATGTAGTAAAGGATCCTGTAGTAAATAGTGCTTGCATGAAGTTTTTAGATGCTCAGCAAGATTTTTACAAAGTACTAGTAGATAATACAACAACTCTAACTAAGCATTTTGTAGAAACACAAACTAAATTTTGGTTTCCTACAGGAGAAAAGTAATGTGGCCTTATACAGATGAAGAAGCAGACTTTCTTTCTATAGGAGCTAGTAAATGAAGTTTATTATGTCTCTTTTAAGAAAGCTAGCACCCAAATCATACGAAGAACGTATGAATGATTATCTAGGTCAAGCAACTAGTCGTGAGCATTTTGAACATCTCGAAAGAGAATGGTTTAAACAAAATCACGTACATTACAACCCATACTATTTACTAGTTACAGGTGTCACTAGAACAAAACATTAAAAGAGGGGGTAATTCCCCCTCTTCTCTTTTATAAATACTAGTATGAAAACATATAAAGAATTTATTAAAGAGAACTTTAAAGACGGTCGTAACCCTCAAGACAAGGGCGATAGTAAACGTCACGGTGTTCCTACAAAAGCTTCTGTAAGCACTCTTAGGAAAATAGCTAAGCAAGGCGGCCGCAAAGGTCAATTAGCTCATTGGATGGCTAATATGAAAGCTGGTAAAGCTAAAGCTAAAAACAAATAATCTATTGATTTTATTCTAAATTTACCCTATAATACAACAATATAATATAGTATGGATTTTTGAATGAGTAAGTTTTACACGAACGTCTCACTGTATCGTGGTGATATTCTTCTTAGAGGGTATGAGAATGGTGAGCGTGTTCAGCTCAATATTCCTTGTAAGCCTTATCTGTTTATTCACTCTAAGAGAAGTGATGGGGTATATCGTAACCTTAAAGGTAAGCTTGTAGATAGAATTGATTTTGATACTCCATCTGAAGCACGAGATTTTATCAAGCGTTATAACGAGGTAGAAGGGTTCGAGATATACGGGTTCACTAACTTTGTATATCCGTTTATTAATGACTATTATACAGGTGAGATTGATTATGATCCTAAGCTTGTTTCAAAAGTAAATATCGATATCGAGGTTGCAGCTGATCAAGGCTTTCCTGATATTCAAACAGCTGATAAAGAGATCACTGCTATCACTATGAAGAAGAATGATATGTATATTGTTCTTGGCTGCGGTGAGTTTATTACTGATAATCCTAAAGTAAAATATATTAAATGTAAGAACGAAGAAGAGCTTCTTACTAAGTTTCTTGATGTTTGGTGTTCTAAGTGGTTCTCTCCTGATATTGTTACGGGATGGAACATTGAGTTCTTTGATATTCCTTACATTGTTAACCGTATTAAGCGCATACTAGGTGATAGTATGGCTAAGAAGCTTTCACCCTGGGGTATACTAGAAGAGCGTACAGTTACTATTGCTGGACGTGATAATCAAGTATACGTTCCTACTGGCATATCTCTTCTAGACTATATGCAGATGTATCGCAAGTTTACCTTTACTATGCAAGAGTCATATCGTCTTGATCATATCGCTAATATTGAGCTTGGTGAACGTAAGCTTGATTACTCTGAGTACGAGAGTTTGTTTGATCTTTATAAGAAGAACTACCAACTCTTTATTGAGTATAACATTAAGGACGTTGATCTGGTAGACCGTCTAGATGATAAGCTTAAGCTAATTGATCAGGTATTTGCTATCGCGTATGACGGCAAGGTTAACTATCAAGATACCTTTACATCAGTGCGTATGTGGGATGTTATTATTCATAATTATTTGCTTAGTCAGAATATCGTAGTACCTCAGCTTAAGGTATCAGAAAAAGAACGTCAGATTATCGGTGCTTATGTTAAAGACCCTCAAGTGGGTATGCATAAATGGGTTGTGTCATTCGACTTAAACTCTCTCTACCCTCATCTCATTATGCAGTATAATATCTCACCTGAGACATATGTAGGGCATATCTCATCTATTAACGGAGATGAGGGTGTAAAGAAAATACTTGATGGTTATCTAAACGAGCCTTCAGTGCGTAATCAGCTTACTAGTCAGAACGTTACGTGTGCTGCATCTGGATGTATGTTTGATAAAGACTATCAAGGCTTCTTACCTAAGCTTATGCAGAAGATGTATGATGATCGAGTAGTATATAAGAAGCGAATGATTGAAGCAAAACAATCTCACGAAAAGAATCCTACTCCTGAGACTGAGAAGGCTATCGCGCAAAATCATAATATGCAATTAGCAAAAAAAATCCAACTTAACTCAGCATATGGTGCTTTGTCTAATGCTTATTTCCGTTGGTTTGATAATAAGCTTGCAGAGTCTATTACTCTATCAGGTCAGCTCTCTATTAAATGGATTGAAAGAGAGATGAATAAATATTTGAATAAGCTATTTAAAACGAAAGATATAGACTATGTCATTGCATGTGATACTGACTCTATGTACATTACGCTTGAGCGTCTGGTCGACCAATGCTTTAGTGAGAGCGATGAAGTTGGAAAGGTGGTCAAAGTCTTGGATCACGCATGTGAACATCGCCTGGAACCTTTTATTGAGTCGTGTTACGGACAGCTTAGCGAATATGTTAATGCGTATCAACAAAAGATGAAAATGAAGCGAGAAGCTATCGCTAATAAAGGTATATGGACTGCTAAGAAGCGATACATTCTTAACGTATGGAACAACGAAGGTGTTCAGTATAATGAACCTAAGCTTAAGATGATGGGTATCGAGGCAGTTCGTTCATCTACCCCAGCATCTTGCCGTGATAACATTAAGAAGTGCATTAAGATTATTATGAATGAGACTGAAGAAGAAACTATCAAGTTTATTGAGAGGTTTCGGGGAGAGTTTAAACAGCTTCCGTTTGAAGAGGTTGCATTTCCTAGAGGTTGCAAAGGTTTGAGCGACTATTCAGATCTGAATACAATCTATAAGAAAGCTACTCCTATTCACGTTAGAGGTGCATTGCTTTATAACTGGATGCTTAAGCAGAAAAAACTTAATACTCGTTTTCAGTCTATTCAAGAAGGTGATAAGATTAAATTCTGTTATATGAAATTGCCTAATCCTACACGTGAAAATGTATTTGCTTGTCCAGGCACACTACCTAGACAATTAGGTATGGACCAGTATATTGACTATGATACTCAATATGAGAAAGCATTCGTTGAACCAATTAAAACTATCCTTGATGCTATCGGCTGGCAAGTCGAAAAGAAAGCGTCTCTTGATAGTTTCTTTTCATAGAAAGAGAACAAATGGTAGATAAAAAAGTAATTCCTATCGATGTTGATATGGATTTTGATTTCGGGTTTGACTTTACAGATGATCTAACCGAAACAGTTACTGTAAAAGAACAAGAAGCAGCTCTTGCACAGAATAAAGCTGAGACTATGTATAAGATGATCATGCCTCTTCTTAACAATCTTAAAAAGAATCCTGAAAAGCCTAATATTGTTTGGCCAGATAGGGAGAAAAAGATTGATCAATTTATTCAAAAATTAGATAATGTATTAAAGAGCTAATTGTAAAGGAACTATATTATGTCGCTCATTGCACGTTTGATTAAGAATTCTACCATTGAAGATACGTCTGTACTTACAGACTCTAAGATATATGGTAAGAAAGATATGATTATTACTAACGTTCCTATGGTGAACGTAGCACTATCAGGTACAGTAGATGGTGGGCTAACTCCAGGGCTTACTGTTCTTGCGGGTCCATCTAAGCATTTTAAGTCTGCTTTCTCTCTTTTGATGGCTAGTGCTTATATGAAGCAATACCCTGATAGTGTACTTTTATTTTATGATTCTGAGTTTGGTACTCCTCAAGGATATTTTAAGTCGTTTGGTATTGATATGGAGCGCGTCATTCATACTCCTATTACTGATATCGAGCAGCTTAAGTTTGATATTATGAAGCAGCTTGCTGAGATTGGTCGTGATGATAAGGTTGTTATTGTTATTGACTCTGTTGGTAACCTAGCATCTAAGAAGGAAGTTGAAGATACTCTCAATGAGAAGTCTGTTGCAGATATGTCTCGTGCTAAGAGTCTTAAGTCTCTCTTCCGTATGGTAACTCCTCATCTAACTCTTAAGGACATTCCTCTTATCGTAGTCAATCATACCTATATGGAAATTGGTATGTACCCGAAGGCTATTGTAGGCGGCGGTACGGGTATCTATTACTCAGCTGATACTATTTGGATCCTAGGACGCCAACAGGATAAGGATGGTGGAGAGATTAATGGCTATCACTTCATTATCAATGTGGAAAAGTCTCGTTATGTTAAAGAGAAGTCTAAGATTCCTATTACTGTATCGTATGAAGGTGGTATTAAGAAATGGTCAGGCCTTCTGGATCTAGCTATTGAAGGCGGTTATGTTATCAAACCATCTAATGGTTGGTATAGTGTTATCGATAAAGAGACTGGAGAAGTTGGTCCTAAGATGCGCGCAGCTGATATCGAAGACAATAAAGAAGTTTGGAAGCAATTGCTTTCAACAACAGACTTTGCTAAATGGATTACTAATAAGTATTCGCTTGTAACTGGTCAGTTAGTATCTAACGAAGATGATGTATGATATAGACGAACTGGACCCAGTAGTTCGTAATTGTGACGGATGTACAAAGTGTTGTGAAGGCTATCTATATGGGCAATCATATGGTAAGCAGTTCATGCATGGAAGACCCTGCCACTTTGCTTTACTAGGCAAAGGATGCTCTATCTATGAAGATAGGCCTCATTCACCTTGCCAGACGTTTAAATGTGTATGGGTAATAGATACTAAAAGAGATTTTCCAGAATGGATGAAGCCTTCTCTATCAAATGTTATTATTGTTCCTAGACATATAAACGATATTCTTTATATTGATGTGGTTGAAGCTGGTGCTAAGATAGATTCTACAGTTCTTAATTGGCTATTTCTTTATACGCTAGAAAAGAAAGTTAATATGAGAGTGCAAATCGCTGGAGGCCATCATAACTATGGCACTAAAGAATTTCAACATGCAATGAAACAGCTACATGATGCTCAAACTAAGGTTATTGAAAATAGTACCGATAGTGTTGAAACTAGCTCATAATGTTTTCAGAGGTACAGCTTTATATAAAACAGAAACTCTAGTATTCATTTGGCATCCTAGAGGTAGATTTTTTGTTTGGAAAGAGTTAAACTATACTGGAGTTACAGTTTATTATGAATTTAAAATTGGACCTTTTGTATTATGGACGAAATTAACATAGCAGATAGAGATTTATATAAGATTATTGTTAGCGATAACTTTGCTACAGGCGAAGGTCGTACAGTTTATATTCTTATAACTAGAGCGTATCCCCATACAACAGATTATGATGAAGATTTTAAAGTAAAATCTTCTTCTACTCCAGAATTTAGAGCTATGAGAGAGTTTATAGATAAGCATGGAGCGTGGGTAGCTACTATAGCTACTTTTATCACAAAAGAAGATCTTCTTAAAAGATATAAGCATTACTTGCCTGAATATGCAATAAAGCTTATTATGGATGATAGTATTGATGGGCCGGGTAATTTTAATTACAGCGCATCATTTCACGTTAATTATTCTTGAGGCATTATGATTGAGCATACCATTCTATCACATCTTATATTCAATGAAGCATTTTGTAGGAAGGTTACTCCATTCCTTAAAGATGAATACTTCCAGAATCTATCTGAGAAGACCGTCTATAAGGTCATTAGCGATTACATTTTAAAGTATAACAACCCTCCTACGAGAGAAGTGCTTCAGATTGAATTGAAGAACCGAGAGGGTCTTAGTGAGAATACCTATAAAGAAGCTAAGCGTATTATTGAAGACTTGCAGATAGATAATACTGAGATGCAATGGTTGTTAGATTCAACCGAGAAGTTCTGCCAAGAGAAAGCAATTTACAATGCGATTATGGCATCGATTAAGATCCTCGACGATAAGTCCGGAGCTGCCAGCACTGGTTCAATCCCCAATCTTCTCAGCGATGCTTTGGGGGTTAGCTTTGATATTTCTATCGGTCATGACTATTTTCTTAATAGCGATGATCGATTTGATTTCTATCATCGCAAAGAAGAACATATTCCCTTCGACCTTGAGTTCTTTAATAAGATTACGAAAGGCGGTCTTGTCCGTAAGACACTCAATATCGCTTTGGCCGGCACTGGTGTTGGTAAGTCTCTGTTTATGTGTCATTGTGCTTCTTACAATCTGACACAAGGAAAGAACGTACTTTATATCACTATGGAAATGTCTGAAGAGAAGATCGCTGAGCGTATCGATGCTAATCTCCTTAACGTTACCACAGATGAGCTTACAGTATTACCTAAAGAAGCATATGACAAGAAAATTAATCGTGTAAAAGAGAAGACTGTAGGTAAGCTGGTTATTAAGGAATATCCAACTGCTTCAGCTGGCTCTGCACATTTTAGGCATTTGATCAATGAACTTAGAATTAAGCGTAATTTTACTCCTGATATCATCTATATCGACTATCTTAACATTTGTTGTAGTTCTCGTATTAGGGCTGGTGCAAACGTCAATTCTTATCAATATGTCAAGGCGATCGCAGAAGAGCTCAGAGGATTGGCCGTGGAATTCAACGTCCCAGTCGTATCAGCAACCCAAACAACCAGATCTGGCTACGGTAATTCTGACGTCGAACTCACAGATACATCAGAATCGTTCGGTCTCCCAGCAACAGCAGACTTAATGTTTGCTCTTATCTCATCAGAAGAGCTAGAAGATCTCAATCAGATTATGGTTAAGCAATTAAAGAACCGCTATAATGATCCTACACTCTATAAGCGATTCGTTGTAGGTATTGATAGAGCTAAAATGAGACTTTATAATGTTGAGGAATCAGCTCAGGATAACATTATGCCGGATGAGAAGGTAGTACAATTGAACTCTAATTCGGAACAGAAGAAGTCTAAGTTTAAAGACTTATTAGTATGACAGAAGAAGAGTATAAGAAACAGCTCGATGCTTATATGAAAGAGCAGTATAGTACTTTTAAGCCCAAGCCTAATGGAATGTATGGGCACTGGGGATGGTATGCTGTAACAAAGCGAGAGTTCGATAAGATGCTTAAGGACAAAGGCATTAAAATTATTAAGTCTAAGTAGCTATTATATACATCAAATCTACAGAGATAAGATAAATATAAAATAACTTATCCCTAACGTGGAGATATTAATATGACTACAAAGACTAAAAATGAAAACAAAGAGATGATCAAGGCAATTCTGAGATCTCAGCGCTGCCAACGTAACTGGGATCTTTCAAAGCAGATACCTGAAGAAGATCTAGAAGTTATTAAAACAGCAGCTACTCAATGTCCATCCAAGCAGAACGTTCAATTTTATAAGCCAATCTTTATTACAAACCGTGAGGTAATTGAGAAGATTCACGATGCTTCTATGTTAGGTGGTATTATAAACAAGGACACCAAAGAGAAGAGATATTCAACTCAGAGTCAGCTTCTTGCTAATCTTCTTGTAGTATTAGTAGAGACTGAAGATTCTAGCCAGCAAGAACGTAGTCCTGTTACTAAAGCAGGAAAAGGT